TTAGGAGTCGGGGCGTTTGTCGAGGCGCTCGATGAAATCGAGCGGAGCGAACTGGTTGTACTGCAGCGCGGCCTCCAGGTCGCGCTGATAGTGGATGACCATCTCCAAATTCTCCCAGCGGCCCAGGATCTGCGTGGTCCTGGTCGAGGCCCCGGCCAGCTCCATGACGCAGGCAAAGGCCCGCCGGAAGGCGTGCGGGCTGACGCCGTTTAGCTGGGCCTGCCGGCCCAGCCGCTTGAGGATGGCCCGCAGACCGTAGCGGCTGAACGCGGCGCCCGGCGTCGTCCCGCCCACCGAGACAAACAGCGCCTCTTCGCCCGGCCGGGCCACAGCCTGGCGCGCGTTGAGCCAGCGCTGCAGGAGCCCGGCGGTCCGCTGGCCCATGTAGCCGTAGCGGCGCTTGTCGCCCTTGATTTCGGCCAGGACCCGGTTGACCTCGATCCAGCCCTCCGGCCCCGGGGCCAGCCTGACCCCAAACTCCAGGTCGCGCAGCCTGAGCCGCCGGATCTCCCGAGCCCGCAGGCCCGAATCGAGCAGGAGCCCGATCAGGGCCGCGTCCCGGACGCCCTTGGTCGTCTCCGGGTCGCACCGGGCCAGCAGGGTCTGGACCTCGGCGATGGTCAGCGTGCGCTGGGCGTGTTTCTGGCTCGACCGGGGCGGCTTGAGCGCCTTGAGCAGCCGCCGTTTGCGCTTCTTGTCGATCCAGCGCTCACGGCGCAGCCAGCGCACAAAACTCCGGGCGGCGCTGACCGCCTGGCGCACCGTCGCCGCCGCCCAGACGCCGTGCAGCTCGGCCAGGTACTCCTCCAGCACCGGCCGCTCCAGCTGATCGGGCCGCTCGATGCCCCGCTCGGCCAGCCAGACCCGCAGCCGCTCGAGTTGGTAGCCGTACTGCTCCAGGGTCGAGGCGGCCTTGTCGTCGGCGCGCAGCCAGATCAGCCAGCGCCGCAGGCACACCTCCAGCTCGGTCGAGGTCGCCACAATGATTTCCAAGCGTGATCCTATTTGAGACGTCATAAAACCCCCTTTCCGGATAGCTCAAATAGGCCGCCTGGCCATAAAAAAAAGCGGCCAGGCTGAACCTAGCCGCTTAGCGCTTTTATGAAAAGCGGGAAAAGGGAGCCCGGGCCTTCGGCCGCCAACCACCGGCCCGGACTCCCCCATTATAGCACATTTTGAAATAAAAAAAGTGGCCCGCCATTGGCAAGCCACTCCTAGGAGGCGGACAGTCGAGGATTCCCGCCCTGTTGTCTGTCCGCTTCCTATTATACACCACTGGTACCAGGGTACCAAATTAGGAGGCTGTATGCAACCGTTTGATGATGCCGAACCCCTTAGCCGCTCCGATCTGGCCGTCCTCCAGGCCATCGAGACGCTCACTCACGATGGCTACTGCGACGCCACCCAGCAGGAGATCGCCGAGGCGGCGGGCCTGAGCTACCGGCATGCAAAACGGGTCATCCGGAATCTCAGGCGGCGCGAGCTGATCACCAGCACCCGCCGCTACAACCGCAGTCGCCGCAAGCCCGTGAACCGCTACCAGAGTTATCCACACCGAAGGGACTCAATGAGTCCCTTTACTCGAGCCCCAAAGGGCCATGATGAGTCCCTTTACCCAGGGGTAAAGGGCCATGATGAGTCCCTTTACCCAGGGGTAAAGGGCCATGATGAGTCCCTTCGGTCGGGTTTATACGCCAAAATTGGGGCTTTTAAGCCCGATATTTCGGATAGTCTCATGCATGATTCATGCATGATGCATGATGATGAAATATCTAAAGAGTTGTGGATAACTCTGGATTTTTTGGACGAGGGCGAGCGCCAAAAACGCATCGAGCAGGCGCACTGCACGCTCGACTTCGGTCGGGCCTGGCGCGCCTGGTGGGACCGCCGCGACTTCGGCGCCCTGTACAACCCGGCCGGCTGGGCCAACATAGAGATGTCACGCGGCCACCAGCCGCCCCTGCAGCTGTCGCTCCCGGAGGCGAGCGTGACCTTCACCGGCCGCGGCAAGACCCGGGCCGAGGCCGAGGCCGAGCACCGCCTTAAGCGCAGCCTGGACGACGACGCGCGCCTGGATGATGACGGTTTCATCCGCTAGTAGGAACCATCGCCGGCCTGTGGCCGGCTTTAAAAAACAGACCGGCTCCGTGTTACGACGCGAGCCGGTCCTGACACATAGCGCCTGACTAGGAGGTCACTATGGCTAAAATCAATCATATCAAAAACGGCCCGCTTGGGCCAATCACCCCCGCCGAAATATCTACCCGCCAGGCCCTGGGCGCGGCCCGCCTGGCCATCGGCCACCTGCTCTGGGGCGATCCGCCCATCGAGACGTTCGACGTCCGGGACCTGGAGGCCGCCCTGGTTGTGCTCGGCCAGATGAGCGAGACCCTGGAGCCCATGCCTCTGCTCAAGATCCAGGGAGGGGGCTGATGACCAACCAACTGACCCTCCCCGGCGTCACCGTCGAAACCCGGCCCCCGGTCGGCACCCGCGAGTGGTACCAGTACATCGGCCGCAAGGGCGGCCAGGCCCGGGCGGCTCAAGCCGGCTTCCGGGCGCACCAGCGCCATGCCGGGCGCCGCTCGGCCGAGGTCAACGACATGGTCGCGCTGGGCCGGCGCGGCGCCCGCGCCTTCATTCGCAAGTACGGCTACATCAAATTCTTCAACTTCTGGCGAGCCTGGAAGCTGGCCAACCCGTCCAGTCATGAACGACAGATAGCGGCCATCCTGGATCGCCTGAACTACGTCTACGAACGGGAGGCGATGGTGCTCGGCAGCCGTACCCCCCTGGCCGTCGACTTCTATATCCCTGACGCCGGCGACGCCGTCATCGAAATGTTGGGTCGGGTCCACTTCGATCCACTTTTCGACCACCCCAACCATATCCGGACCCGGCGCGAGCTCGACCTGGAGCGCATCCGCCGGGTCGAACGGGCCGGCTTCCGGGTTCTGGAAATCGACTACCGCCAGCTGGCCGGCGAGCATGCGGCCATCCTGGTGACCAGTAAGATCGCCGGCTTTCTGGTCGGTTATTAAAGGAGTGTACATAATGACCGACAACCAACCGACCCCCGGCCAGATCCGCTACCGCCTGCGTTTCCTGCGCGCCACCTACGGCAGCGTCATCAATACCTGGCCAACGGCCGCGCAGCTCGAATACCTGCGCCTGCAGCGGCAGTTGCGCCAACTGGAGGCCTCCCGATGAACCACACCGTCAACCTGGCCATCGCCGTCAACGCCCTCGTCGTCGACGACTACGGCGACGTGGTCCGGGAGATCATCTTCCCCTTGACCCTGCTGGCCGTCCACGTCCCGGACCGGCTCTATACCGCGCTGCGCTGCGCCCCGCTCCGGCTGGCCGGCTACCTGGCCGGCTGGCGGCAGGATCTCGGCCTGATCTGGCAAGCCGCCCGGCTGCCGCTGGGGGGTGCCGCATGAACGAACTGCACATCGCGGGTTACGTTACCTTCCAGGGCCGGCAGGTTCCGTTCGAGTTCAGCCTCGACGTGGACGCGCCCGGCCTGGCCCTGGCCCTTTGCAACCTGCTCAGCTACCCCGATGACCCGGGTCCGCTGGAGCTGCCGGCGGGCGTTGGGGCTGAGGCTGCCGGCGCCGGCGATGATATCCAGCCCCAATACATCACCAGCGATGATATCAAGAACGCCCCCACCGAGGCCCGTAAGTGGAGCCTGCTCGCGGCGCGCTTTCCGGAGCTATTTGCACCGGACCCGGCGCTGCCCCAGTCGAGCCGGCCGCCGCGCAGCCTGGCCGACATCCGCAAGCTGGAGCAGACCGCCGAAACCGACCCGCTCGAGCTGGACCTGGCCCGGCTGCGAGTGATTGCGCGCGAGGAGCTGACCAAAGCCAACAACGGCGAGGTCAACGCCAGCGAGGTCGCTCGCAGGTTAGGCTACCCCACCGGGGGTACCAAGTGGGGCTATGTCCAAACTCTGAGCCAGGTCCTGCAAGCCGAGTATGACGAGCAGGACCTGGCCGAATTCACCCAAAGTTCTTCTTCTACGGCCAAAAATGCCGGCCCTGGCTCTTCTGACGAAGAAAATGGCCGTCACGTGGCGTAGAAGAAGAAGTAGAAGAACCGTAGAAAGGACCTACTATGAAAAACCCCACCGACCGAGACGTCATCCTGCTGCAAACCCGGCACATGCTGCTGGTCCAGGCCCGCTGCCTGCGCCAGAACCTGGAGCGGCAGCCACACTACGAATCGCTGCCGGTCTACCAGCGCGCGCTGCGCCGCGAAAAACGCCGGCGCACAGCCTACCTGACCGCCGTCCAGGAGATCCTGGTCGAAGCGCCGTTTCCCAAAGGAGAGCTGATATGAAACGCCGCCTCACCATCACGGTTGCCAACCACAAGGGCGGTGTGGGTAAAACCACGACCGCCGTCAATCTCGGGGCCGGCCTGGCCGGCCTCGGCTACCCTGTCGTGCTGGTGGACTGCGATCCCCAGCACAACTGCACCGATTTTCTAGGGATGCAGCCCGCCCCGGCCCTGTTCGAGATGATCGTCAACCGGACCCCGGCCACCAGCCTGTTCCGGCGCTACAACGAGACCACCCTGGTTCTGATCCCCAGCGAGACCGCCAGCACGGTCGATCTGGAAACCCTGTTCCGCACCCCGGCCGCCCGGCTCGATACGGCCGGCGCCCTGCGCCAGGCGCTCGATGTGTTCTACTCCAACGGCAAGGGTAAAACGACCGTCGTCATCTGCGACACCGCGCCGTCGCTGTCCAACCTGCAGGTCAGCGCCCTGGCCGCCGCCGATTGGCTGCTGATCCCGGCCACGCCCGAATTCGCCTCGGAAACCGGCATCTCCGCCCTGGTCCGGGCCGTGGCCGATCTCCAGCAGGCCGGCTCCAGGTTGGAGCTGCTGGGCATCCTGCCGACCATGGTCGATCTGCGCACCCAGGAGCACCGCCAGACGATAGCCGACCTGGAGACCGCCTTCCCCGGCCTGGTTCTGCCGGCCATCCGCCGGCGCATCGCCATCGCCGAGGCGCCCGGCCGCGGTCAGCCGATCTGGGAATATGACCCGGCGGCGGCCGAGGATCACGCCGAGCTCCTGGCCGAGGTCATGCGGAGGTGTGGCCTATGACGACTAGGAATCGCGGCGACCGCCAGTCGGGCCTGACCGCCTCGGACTCCGTCGTGCAGCGCATGGTCAGCGGCGCCCAGCAGCGCCAGCAGGCCGAGTTGGGCGCCGATGGTCGCGGCCGGCCAGGTCACGCCGGCCGGGTTGGCGTTGACAACTCCGGCCGGTCCAAGGTCACCCTGGACATGGCCCGAGACAAACAGGTCGCATTGACCGAGATGGCCCGGGCCGAAAACCTGACCAAGCCCGACGTGGCCGAGTTTGCCATCGCCCTGCTGTACGATCTGTGGCGCGCCGGAAAGATCGACCTGGAGGCGTTCAAGACCATCGTCTACAGCGACAAACAAACCTGGCGCAGCCGGACCACGTTGCGCGTACCCGACGATTTTGATTTTTTTTCCGAGTTATGCCAGCCGTTGGCTGGCGAATGACTGGCGAATGGCTGGCGGTCGGCTGGCGAATGGCTGGCGGTCGGCTGGCGGTCGGCTGGCAAACGACCCACCAGGATCGCCGCCACGCCTCTAAACGGAAGGAATGCCTATGATCGGACGCCCATAGTGATGCGGCCCACCCAGGGCCAACAAGAGGCCAATTTTATTCCCGCCCGAAAGGAGTTTTTCATGACTGTCCAAAACAACGAACCGAACCCTACCCGCGAGCTGGCCTACCTGGTCGCCTGGGTTGGGCTGGCCGGCCGCTCGCTCGACCTGGCCAGCCTGCAGGCGGCCCTGGCCGAGAGCCAGGCGGCCGGCAGCCAGTGGTCCCTCACGCCCGAGACCCTGGCCGAGATGCTGGCGCCGCCGCGCCCGGGCGGTGGTGGTGGGGGGGGTGGACCGAGGCCCGACCGGGCCGCCTTCCTCGAGCGGCAGGCCGGCAAAAAACGCGACCGGCCCGGGGCCAACGGGGCGGCGGCAGCCCCGCCGCCCGATCCACCGCAGCCGCTGCCGAAGAAGAGGTCCAAAAAGAAAGAGGGAGTCTCGCTGAACGGGTACGAGCAGCTCCCCGGCAAAAGGCGGTTTGTGATGCCGCCGGGCTGCTACGCCGTCTACCTGGTCCGCCTCCCCCGAATCGATGAGAGCGAGTTCGGCCTGCTCCGCACCCCGGACGGCGCCTACGTGGCCAAAACCCGCCCGGATCTGAGGCCGGGCGAAATCAACCTGGTGTTGAGGTGACCCGTGGTCGACTGGAAATTACAGGCAGTTGAGCTAGAATTGGACCGGGCCCGGGCGCACCTGGTCGAGCTCGAGCGCGCCATGGACGCCGCCGACCGGGCCGGCATGTACCCGGCCGTGCCGGTCCGCGAGGCCTGGGAGCCGCGCGAAAACGGCCGGGAGTACATGTATCACTACTTCGCCCGGGGCCAGGCCGGCTACCGGGGCCCGGACGGCAAGCGCAAGGTCTACGTCGGCAGCGACCCGGACCGGATCGCTGCCGCCCGGCGGCTGGCCGGCAACCGCGAGGCCTGGGAGCGCCTGGCCGACGCCCACCGCCGGCTGAAGCGCTGGCTCGCCGGCGTCGAGCGCGACCTCGAGAACCTGACCGCCGCCGCCGCCCGCTGGCCCCGGACGGACCTGGCCGAGTTGGGGCTGACGCCGCCGCCGGCGGTCGCTCCGGAGAGCCCCAAATAAACAAACCGTTGGGGCCGCGCACCTGGTTGGCCAGGGCCGGATCGGGCGGGTGCGCAGCCCCAAAACTAGCGTTACTACGGAGGTAATGGCCATGATGGGCAAAACAGCCAAAATCACTATCGAGGGTAGACCCGAGGGGGTGGAACGGATTCTTCGCGCCCTGCGCGCCTGCCTGGAGATCACCTATGAATCCAAGAACAGCCGCATCCAGGGCCGGCCCGACGACGTGCGGCGCTATATCCGGGTCGAGCCGCCAAACGGAGGCGAACCGCATGGTAGGTAATCTGTTCCTGCAACCCCGCCCCGAAGGGCCGGACAGCGATTTCACTCGGATCGTGCGCGAGATGCACGACCTGAAAGCCGAGAACGACCGGCTGCGCACCGTTTGCCGGTACGCGCAGCTGCTGGCCTACCTGGCCCCTATCAGAGTCGTCGACACGGGAACCGGCCAGGAGCTCTCGGCCGAGGAGTTATATCAATTGACATGCGAGGTCCTCGGCGCGGATCTCGAGCAAGAGGAGGCAAACGATGCACCCTGACCAACTGAACGAACTAACTACCCTGGCCAACCGGCTCGGCGCGGAGGGCGTCTGGCTCATCCGGGGCGCTACGGGCGCCAGGATCAAATTCGACTGGCCCGCCGAGCTAACTCCAGCTCCAAAGTACGAGCCGGTCGACGGCGCCGAAATCAGCACAACCCTCGGCTTCAACCTGGCGCTGGCCGACGCCGAGCTGCTGGTCCTGCTGCGCTTCCCCATCGGCGACGGCGGCGCGCCGGGCATCGAGTCGAGGTGAGGCGATGCCAATCAAACCGAGAGGAACAGTCAACCGCAGCACCACACCCAAGCAGGCTTATGTCCAACTGGCGGAGCCAGAGATAGAAATCGCTGCCTGGTGTCCGGACGATGAGGCCAGGCTGCCACCGGAGCAGGTGCATTTCATACTCCATATCCCCGGCCTGGACATCCCAATTGTGACCCGCTTCAAATCCCCGGACACCCTCGGCTTCCTCATCGAGGAGCTGGCCCGCTACCGCCGCCACGTCTGGCCCGAGGCCGAGCCGCCCGACCTGTCCGGCGCGCCGGCGGACGACCTGGGTCTCTGAATAAAAAAGGCCCCGCCAGCCGGGGCCTTTTTTGTTTCTTCAAATCTCATTTTGCGGAAAACCCGGCTCGACGGTCAGTACCATCACGTCAGGTAACTGATCGTCGTCTGGATTTAGCGCGAACGGAAATACGATTATTTGCGTATCCGACCAGCCAGCAGGCTGAACCGGATCGCCCTGGCCGGTGTAATAATCGGACTGGCCGCTCGGATTCGTGCCGACCATTAACCACAACGACACCGGTTCGTCAACCGGCGCCCGCACGCCCCAGACAAACTCGGCCAGGTCGTGGCGTTTTGATTTCTCACTATACCAGACCCTCAGTCGATCGTCCGGAATTTCCACCGCCTGACCCAAACCCCTTTGCGCCTCAGACAAGTCAGACTCCCTGACAACCACCGACGCTGCACCAACCCCCGACAATAACGCCAGATACCCCGTCTCCTGGCGCACAACCTTGCCCATCCGCCGCAAATCGCTCAGTTCCTCAGCCGGCAATTCAGCCACGGGAATCGACCGCGCCCTGGTCGGAGGCATCTCCTCGCCGCCGCCACTGGCCAGTAGTGTATTGATCTGGTTCTGCCTCAGTTGGCCCTTATGCACAATCCTGGCCTGGCCCGTCGTCTGCAGATGCCCGGCCCGGACCGTTATTTGCAGTGGCCCGGTCTGCTCGATGACCAGGCTCGATTCGAGCGGCGTATCACCCGCGTAAACTTTGCCCCGGTAAACTTCTGAAATTAGAGCCATTTAGGAACCTTTCGCTATCCAAGCCACAGTGTTTGCCGTAGCTGTGGAGACGGAGGTTAGAGATCGGTAGTTAAACCCTGTGGTTGATTTGTTCTCAACCCTGACGGCGAACGATATGCCATCCTGGCCTGTAGCAACTACCACTTCAGGTGTCGCCGCAAACGCCAGCGGAAATGTCACAGAGTGTACGTTCGAAAAATATGTCGCCGACGAGATGTTGCTCGTAGTGTTTGCGTGTGTCCCACTTTCCACCTTATGCCCCGCCACATTCGCCGACAGCACGTGCTCGTTGGCCGCCAAACCGTGTACACCGGCGCTCGCGTTTGTGTGGTCCCAGACGGCGCCGCTGGTGATGAGCGCCGTGTCGTCGTTGGCCGGCACGGTATCGACGTCATCCACCCTCGCGCCGGCGGCCAGCGCCAGGCCGCTGGCGTTGATATTCGCCCGTACTGCCCCCCCCGCCCAAAAATTGATTAGGTCGTCGGCGATGGATTCAATGATCGTGTCCTCATCTGCGTCGAGGAAAACGGCATTACCGGCCAGGAAGATATCGTCGGCCATAATCAGCCCGGATTGGTTGACCGTCGCTTTCAACGCCCCACCGGCTTCGATCTCTACCGAGTCGTCCGTTGCCGCCGAGATGGAAGTATCTCCATCCGCGTCGAGCACCAACGTGTTACCGTTGAGATTTACATCGGCGATATAAATCGTCTCGCCGGTCGCCGCGTCGATATACCAGCCTAAGATCGTTCCGCCGCCCGAGTTAGTAACGCCTGCGCCGGTCACTCTGGCGCCATAAACAAACAGGGTCGCTCCGGCTGCAGCCACATCAATACCATCGTAATTGCCGCCAACAATGGTAGCAACTCCGGAACCAACTATCGAGAGACCAACGGACGCGCCTCCGCCATATGCCTCACAGTCAACCAATGTCGCTGCCCCGGCCACGACTATGCCAATAGAACCGGCATTGTCAGTCGCAGTGAATGTACACCCGTGCGCGCGCACAAACGACGCAGCGGCGCCGTTGAATGCTACATAAGCCGCGCTGGAGTTGGTATTTGTTACGAAAATCCTCCTTAGCACGTTGACGGCTGAGCTGGCGTTGGACAGAGTCGCCGGCGCGTTCGATGTCCAGTTACTGACGTCTTGCCCCGATCCCAGCACGTTGACGCCGCTCGACAACGTCTCACCGTCGCATACAAACGTACCCTCCCCCGATTTTATGAGGGATCCGCTGCTCGCCGCGGCGATGGCCGCCGCCACGGTGTCGTACTTGGCGTCGGAAATAGTGAGTTTGCCGGCTTTGGGCCAGGCCCCGCCAAACGATTTAATCGCCCCAGCGCCGCCCTGGCCCAATACCGTAAACAGCCGGTAGCTGGCGAAATAGAGCACATCGACGAAATCACCGGCCTGGATGTCCGGGAACTGCCCCCGCCAGCGGCAGCGCTGGTTGTTGTGCCGGCCCACCCGGGCCTCGATCCAGCCGTTGTTGGCCGCATACTCGTCCTTGTCGGCCACGCTCAACACCTCGCAGCCGGCGATCAGCTCGGACGGCGCGAACATGCTGTGCAGGTCGGCCGCCAGGGCCCGGATCATGTCCATCGTTTCGGGCGATAGCATCAGTTCTCTGCCTCCAGGGTCAGCGTCGTCCGGGCCGTAAAATTGGCCAGGACCTCGACCAGGATTTTATGTACCCAAAACGTTTTCGCAGACCAGGCCACTCCATCCGCCGCGCTGGCGTAGGTGATCGCCACCCGGTCCAGCAGGTCCAGCATCAGGCCCAGGCCGCCCCGGACCCGGGCCACCACGGTCACGTCCCGGTTTTCGAAGCGGAACATGCGCTGCGCGACCGCCGCCATATTGCTGTTGTCTGTGGCCAGGTACCCGGACCGGTTGACGATCGGCCCCGGCAGCGGGTTGGTCGGGTAGGCCGCTGTAATCTGCTCGCCGGCCGGCGTCTGGCCATTGAGTCGCACCTGGCCCACCTGCTCGGTGTTTCTGTCCGTGACCTGGAGCGGCTCCAGCAGCAGCGAGCTGGTCAGGGTCAGGGTCGGCGTGGGCAGCGTGCCGAACATCGGGTGCGGGATCGCGTTGAGGGTGTTCGTTTTGTCGAAATAGAGATAATAAAAATCAATGTTGGCGATCTCCTGGAGCCGGCTCCAGATGTTTCCCTCTTTAACCTCATACGAATCGACCTGGCTGCTGTTACTGAAGTCGATATTGGTGCTGATGATCCCCTCCGGCCAGATCGATCTAACAAAGTTGCAGTGCCCCAACTCCCCGGCCTGGCCCACGATATGGCTGATGATGCCGGCGTAGGTCATATCGGTAATCTGGTGCTGGTTGGCGGGTGATGGGGCGTCTTTAAAGAAAATGCCCTGCACCCGCGCGTCCGGGTCCTTCATAAATTCCTGGGCCGTAAAGGCCCGGAACGGGGCAATCGACGTCTGCAGCGTCTTGGTCCACGGCTCCGGGACCAGGTGGCCTATGAATGCCGGGCGCGGCAGCGCCTCCCAGCCCCCGCCGGCGTACAGGTCGAACCACGAATCAATGGCCTGGTGGCGGCTGATCCGGTCCGCGTCGCCGATGATCGAGCCGCTGGCCGACCAGCCCCCGCTCACGTCGGCCTCGATCCGGGCCAGGACATCGATATCGCTACTCACGGCTCACCTCGATGGCGTTGATCGTGTCCAGCGCCGCGTCACTGACGTCATAGGTCGACAGGCCGAGATTATGGCTAAAATAGATCGTATCGGCCGCGATCGCCGCCAGCAATACATGGCCGCTATCGAGCGGATGCCTGTCCGCCGCGCGGACAGTCGCCGGCGCATCGGCGATCTTGCTCCAGGCGATGGTCGGCTCGGTCGAGCGGTAGATATCGTCATCGCTGAACACCGCCACCAGGTCGTCCGGCCGCAGCGGATCAGGCAGCAGCGCCACCGCTACCTTGGTCGAGACCCAGCCGCCATCGCCCACGTCGCCCCAGCCGTTCAGGTCGTTCAGGTCGTTCAACTGGACCTGGATGTCGCTCCCGTCCCGGCCGTACAAATATACTAGTTTGTCGGTCCCGGGTCGCACCCGGGGCCACAGCCCGTAATCGCGCCCGTCGATCTCGGCAAACGTGACCGCGCCGAAGTCCCACTCGCGCACAAAGACCCCGTTTTGGTAAGCATACGCCCGCAGCGTGCCATCTGCGAGCGCGGTCAAGTACAGGTACTGGCCGTCGCTGTCCAGCCCGATCAGCCGCACCTCGGCTTCGTCCGTGTAGCCGGCAAAGGCGTTAGCTGTGTAAATTGCGGCCTCGCCTGGAGTGGGGCTTTCGCACAGGGCGTACAGCGCCCCGCCCAGGCGGAAAAAGGCGAGAATGGTATCACTACCGGTGGCGCCATCGGTGGCGAAGGTCAGCCCGATCGGGTCCCAGGTATAGGCCTGGTTGTCGGTCCGGTCGCAGGCCATGACAACCTCGGCTGCACCGTTTGATAACGTCGAAATCAGAGTGCGCAGCACGCCCGACACATCGGACGAGATGCCGGCGCTGTCGAATGTCTCTCCAAAATCCAGAGAGTAGACGATCCGGTGCGGAGCGCTGGTAAACCAAAACGATAGGCCGGCCGCCGCCGCGTTAAAAACGTGGATCGCGGAGTGGAAGGCGTCGGGGTTCACCTGCTCCCAGTTGCCCGCTCCATCGTTAATGCAGACTCGATTGACCTGCGTGGCCGTGTTGGTTAGTACATATGTCCGAGGAGACCCGCCATGTGATAGACCGTACACAATGCCGAGATAGGCATACGTTACACTACCCTCAACTGTCTCGATGGTCCAAATCAACCCATCCTCAGATGAGGCAATGCGCCGATCACCGGTTGTAACAAATCCGGCCACAGTAACACGGTCGGCGTCGGCGTCCAAAAATTGCATATTTGCAGTCAGCGAGGAAAACACCCCCGCCGTCCCGCCCTCATCGATAACCCATACGTCGGTCCAGGTCGTCCCGCCATCCCATCGCGAAACCTTACCCTCTTCGCTGGCGTTGTAAATATACACAACGTACAAATTGCCATCGAACCAACAAATGTCGAGTATCTGCTCGTCGACGCCGGTGAATGTCGTGCCCGAGATGTCGGTCAGGGTACCATTGGCGGCCCAGCTCCAGATATGCTGTCCCGTCGAATCAAAGAAAAACACCAGGTCGGCGTCATCATTGACGGCAGTAAACCCGCTGGCGCCCAGGGCCAGCGACCCGCCCAGGGCGGGCGTATCGGCGAGCGTCCAATCTCTGGCCATCAGACGTCGCTCCAGGTTACCGGCGCGTCCGTGTCGGTCCGCACCCCGGCCGTCTCCGGCGCTACGAACAGCCAGCTGCGCTCCTCACTGCTGCCGTTCAGCCAATTGGCGATGGCCCACAGGCCCGCGCCCTGGAAATGCAACCTGACGAACGCCAGGTCGCCGACCGCCGGCGCCGGCGTATCGGACCAGTTGTTGCTGACCGCGTCCGGGTCCTTCTGGACCCAATTCCCCCCGCCGTCGTTTGAGACGTAGAGTCCGCCATCGGTCGCGATCCAGATCGTTTTCCGGGCGTGGGCCAGGTGCTGCGTAGCCGGGTCGATTTTGATATCATTGACCGCCAGGGCATCGCCGCTCAGCCCGGTGTTTTTGGCGGTCCAGTTCTGGCCGCCGTCGTCGGTAAAATAGACCCCGGTCGAGGTGGCGATGAAATACGCCCCGCCCGGATCCAGGACCACCATTGCGACCCTGGCCACCGCCGATTTTTTTCCGGTGCCATCGGTCACCACCAGCGTAACCTCGTAGACCCCCGGATCGGCCCAACTGACCGTGCCGCTCGCTGAACTGCTCGATGACGGCGTACCCGACTCAAACGTCCAGGCGTAGCCGGTCACCGACCCGTCCGCGTCGTATGAGTTGGACCCGTCGAATGACACGTTGTCACCCGGAAACACCGGGTTGGGCGTCGCCTCCAAAACCGCCACCGGCTCTTTGCCATCCGATATCCCCAGCTCATTGGGGTCCGTGCAGCAAAAAAAGCGCGGCGTAAACTTCTGCCGCAGCCTGGCCCGAAATCGCCAGGCCGTGGCGCCGGATAGTTTTTCGATGAGGTCATCGCCTAATGGCAGAGTTGGCATCGAGTCACCAGTTCTAGGGCACGGCCACCAGAATCCGCATAGTGACCCCGGTCACGGTTTGGTCGACAGGCATCCGGTACCGGCTGATTTTTCCACTGGCCACGTAGTCGCTGTAGATCACGTCCGCGCCGGTGGGCAAATCGCCCGGCGCATAGGTCTGCAGGCTAGCCAGGATCTGGTTCTCGAACTGCCGCCAGTTGAACACCTGGCCGGCCAGCACCGGCGCCTCGATCACGAACGCCTTTAATGCGCCGACGGCGTCGGTGCCGTCGAGCACCTGGTCGATGACAGTGTCCTCCCAGATATCCTGGGCCGGCTGCGGCTGCAGTTCCGTTCCGTTGATTTTGATTGTGGCCATCAGGTTTCCATCAGGTCTGATAAAATCAGGGTTGATAATTCCTCAACTGCTCGCGCAGCAGACCGACAGTCAACCGCAACGCCTCGTCGACCGGGTTGCCGCCGGCGCTGGTCGCGCTGACGCTGCCGACGTTGACGTTGGTTACCCGGTCACCCCCACTCGTCACGCCCACGGTCGAGGGCAGGCTCGGCAGATCCGCCTCGAACTTGCTGGCGAAATCGGGCAGCTGCTCCAGGGCAGCGGTAATGCCCCGGATGCCCGTCTCCAGCGGCGTCGGCGAGCCGGGCGTCAACCAGTCCGGCAGCGCCATGTCGGCCAGGGCCGACGCCAGGTCGCCCAACCGGTCGATCCAGGTCTGGGTACTGTCGCCCAGCCCGACGATAGCCCGCTTCAGCTCCTGTAATTCGTCCAGGGCATTGCTGGCGTTTTCCAGCATAAAACCCATCACCTGGTTGAGCTTGATCCATGGATCAAGCAGCGCCCCCACGACCGCCTTGAACGCCTCGGCCGTGATGCTAAAATCGCTCGCCTCGGTGTCGATACCCCCAAATAACTCGATAGTTTTTGCCGCGACCGTGTTGATCTTACCCAGGTTTTCCCCGACCAGGCCAAACGCCTCGCCCAGATGCTCGGCCACCTCGGGCATAGCCAGGTCGAGGAACTTCTGAAACGCCGGCAGGCCCTCCTCGAACGCGCTGACGATTTCCGGCATTTTTTCGTTGGCTATATCCAGTAGACTTTCGCCGGCCGGCAGCAGGGTCAGCAGAATGTTGCGCCACAAGCCCTGGAAGTTACTGAAGGCGTCATTTGACACGGCCTCGCCGGCCGCGTCGGTCGCCCCCTCGAAATCGGCCAGGGCGTTGGTGGCCGGGTCCAGGGCCAGCATCACCTGCGGTCCCAGGTCCTCCCATTTCGTCCCGAACAGAGCGACCCCGATCTGGTTCTGCATGATCTTGTCATCGACCTGGCCCAGCAGCCCCAGGACCTGGCTCATGGCGTCCCGGCTGGAGATCGTGCCATCGGCCAGGCCGTTCAAAAGTTCCTGGGCCGGCGCGCCCAGTTCGCCGAGCTCCTCCTGGAGCTGCCCGATGACCTCGTTTAAGCGCTCGTTGTCGCCGATCAGGGCCTGGACCGGCTCGTCCAGTTCGGCGAAGGCGATCTTGGCCTGGCCCAGGCTCTGGTCCAGGTCCAGGGTCTTGTCGACCTGCCGGTTGACCGCGGCCAGGGCCGCCTCGAAACTCCAGACCTCCTCCTGGGCCGGCCGGGCCGCCACCCCTAGGTCGTGGAACTGCTGGTCGAATTTCAGGTCGCGCTGCAGCTCCAGCTCTTTTATCGCCTTATTCAGCTCGCCCACCTGCTCGGCGGCCTGGTCGGCCTGCACCTCGTTGATGGCCTGGAGTTTGTCTAGCTCCGCTTTCTTGAGCTGCTGCTCCAGCTCGAAAATAGCGTCGTTGAACTCGTTCATGCCCGCCAGGGGGGGGTTGGTCAGTCTGTCGAGCTCTCGCCGGGCGTCGCTATAGGCGCCCTCCAGATCCTCGACGGCGCTTTTCTGTGCCTGCCAGGCCCCCTCCAGGCTGCCCAGCCGGGCCTCGTTTTCGTCCAGGATGCCGTTGAGTTCCGCAATGTTGCCCGCGACGTTGCGAAACTGGAGCGAGCCATCGCCCACGGTGGCGAACAGCGCGCCCAGGGCGGCCTCGGTCGTGTCCGAGCCATCGATGATGCGGATCGTGAACTCCTTCACCGCATCCGCAATCACGTCGAAATTGCGGGCCCCCTCGCCCACCCCGGCCGCCAGGATGCCGAACATTTCCTCGGCGCTGAAGCCGGCCTGGGCAAAGATACCCGCATACTCGTTGACCGTATCGGCCAGGTCCTGGGCCGGGTCCCCCACCTCCTGGATCGTTTTGGTCATCTGGTCGAAGACAGTCTCGCTGCTGACACCAAACGATTCGACCCCGGACCGGACTGCCCGCAGCGACTCGTTGATCTCGACCTCGAACACGTCCCGGAAGATCAGGGCTCGCCGGGCGCTGCCCTCCATCTGCTCGCCGGTCTCGCCCAACACCTGGTTGACCTGGATGATCGCATCGGCCGCATCGCCCATGCTCTCGCCCCAGTTGTCGCCAAAAACGTTTTTGACCGACTGGCCCAGCGCCTCCAGCTCGGCCCCGGTCGCCCCGGTGCGCGCCTCGATCTGCTGCGTGGCTTGCTGATAATCCCGGGCCACGTCGAACACGGCCGCGCCCAGGGCCAGGATGGCGGCAGCGGCGATAGCCAGACCCCCGGCCACGGCCGCGCCCAGTTTGCCGCCAAACTTGCCCAGGACCCCCTCCAGTTTGCCGCGTGAACCCTCCAGGTCCTTATCGAATTGATCGAACGTGGCCCTGATCGGGACAAACGCCTCGCCCAGTTGGCTGCTCATTGGTCTCCCCTAGCCTTCGTTATGGCCTCGATATCGATATGTTTGGTCATGTTCTCGAACTCTTGCCGGCGCTTGACCAGCGCTGCGCCGCTCAGCCGTTTGGCCGGTTTCTGGTTTAGTAGTTGCCCCAGGGTCGGTATCCGCTTGGCCCGGGTCAGCCGGGCCGTTAACCAGGCCCGGATGACGCCCTGCCGCCGCTGCTGCTGCTCGCGCCAGACCATGGCGTCGATGACGGCAAACGTTTCCCGGGGCGTCATCTCCCAGAACTCGGCCATCGACACTCCGCAGCGCAGCGCGTCACGCCTGAGCGTCTCGAAGTAGGTTTCGAGCCGCTCGGGGTCTAGTTTGGGTCCGTTTCGTCGTCCGGCCCGCTTGGTTCACCGGCGGCCCGCTCGCCGTCGTAGGCGATGACCGTGGTTACCGCCTCGGCCAGGGCCACCATCACGTTTTTGACGCCCGCCGCGTCCAGAATCGCAAACGCGGTGTCGACTGACACGGCAAACGGCCGTTCCCTGGCGTCGCGCCGGGCCGACTGCATGCCGGCTCGCAGCAGCTGGGCCACCTCGGTCACCCCGCTCTGCCCGTCGACCAGGCCCCGGGCCAGGCTAAAAATCGAGCGGCCGGTAAAACTCTCAGCATCGCTGAGCGCCCGGTTGGTGAACAGCACCGTAATTTCACCGCGCTCGCCCGCTTGAATTACGGCTTCACCTCGCGCCCCCATCAGCTGCCCACCTCCTGCCAGAAGCCGTCGATGGTCAGGCTGATGCTGATCGTCGCCTCCCCCTGGTCGGGAAACGATTCGCTCATCGAGTCGATCTTGGCGCTGACGATCTCCTGCACCACCCCGGCCAGCTCCCGCGCCACCAGAATCAACTCGCCATCCCGGTTGGCCTGGCGTAGGGCCTGGTAGCCGGCGTTGGTCGGCACGTACAGCGCATCCAGCGATATTGAGCCGGAGAACCGCCCGGCCAGCACTCGCATGGCCCGGCTATCTTTGCTGGAGATGTCGATCGTGGCCGAGCTCTCCTCGATGGTCGCGTCCCGCTGCGAGCCAACCGCCTCGTAGACCGGCACGGACGGCGTGCCGGTGTTGACCAGGATCAACAGATCCGTTCCGTTCATTCCCATGTTATTCCTCCTGAGCCACCAGGCTCAAACTAAGGATCCGGCCGTAGGCGTCGCGCTCGTCGGCGACGATCGGGCCGGTCACATTTGATAAAAGCCAGCCAAAACCGGTGATACTCAGCGGCTGGCGGTGCAGCAAGAGCCGCACCCGCTCGGCCATGGCCTCGACCACCACCGCGCTGCCGTCGGCCGGCGCGTAACAGCGCACGTCCCGGATCAGATCCCGGCCCCGCGTCGTCTTGGTGTCAAACGGGACCTGGCTGACCGCGCCGGCCGTGACGAGGTAGGGTAATTCCGCATCGCCCGGCGCCGGGTCGGTCGTGAAAATCGCCGGGCTGCCCTCGTACTGGGTCACGATGACCGTCAGGATGTCGTCGCCGGCCAGCCGGTCGTAGATCGCCGCCGTAATCGCGCTCATTTGCGCCTCTGTGACCCGGACAGCAAGGCCACAATGGCCGGTCCGTTCTGAAACACCGCCGGCCGCAGAAACGGCTGCGCCGGCGCGGTCGAACTGCCGGTCTCGATGTAGAAGCCGTGATGCTTGCTCCCGCCTGTGGCCTCGAGGCCAACCCGCAGCTCAACCTCGTTGTCCTTTTGCTCGACCTCGTGGCGCATCAGGGCGGCCAGCTTGCCCCGCCGGTATTTCGCGCCCCACTCCGGCTGCTCGATAGCCTTCAGCCGCCGGCGTGCATCCGCCTCGATAAACGCGCCGGATTCCTCGGCATTGGCTTCGACCGTCGCCATCAGTTCCTTTTTGAACGCATCCGGCGTCCATTCGATCATGACCCGCCCTCCGCCGCCGAAACCTCCGGCTGCTGCTCCTCGCAGTCGATCTCCAAATGCTCGCCGGCCTTCGACGGCTCCCGCACCCCCAGGACCTCGACCGTCAAATTACCTACGCTCACCCGGTCACCCCGGGCGATATCGCTCCCGGCCGCCACGTATAGCACGTGCGTTAGCAGCCGCTCCTCCTGCTGGGCTACCTCTCGCTCGCTGCTCGAGGCCGGCCGGATCCGGCCCTGCACCGGGTCGATGTCCACGTAATCAATAGCCCATCCACCCTGCCCATCCGGACTCCGCCGCCGCCGCGCCACCCCAAACGTATTATTCAACAAACTCTCAAAGACACTCACTTGCTAACCCCTAACCCCTAACTCCTAATCCCTAACTCCTAATCCCTAACTCCTAATTGATTTGATCCGGTACTTGTCCAGCATATCCTTCTCACTCATCAACAGCATCCGCGCCGCCGAGGCGCCCATCACGCCCTCACTGGCCCCGCCGCCCTGCTCGCTGCCGTAGCTCACCGCGAAATCGCCCAATGATTTGGACTGGACACCGACCACGGCCGCGTCTTCGGCCGTCCGCAGCCCGGCCTGGTACCCCCGGCTGGCCGCTCGCGTGGCCACAGCCACGATATCATCCGGGATCTGCTCATAGCCGTGCGAATAAATGATCGTAACGATCTGGATCCCGGCTGCCCACGTGCGCCCGATCCGGTGCAAAATGCCGTGCTGGCCGAGCTTGTAATCATCGTCGACGGCCAAATCCTCGCCGTCCTCGACCACGCTGCTCACCTCGATCACCGGCAGCTCCGGCAAAAACAACCGCACCCCGCCGGGTGAGTCGAGCGTGATCTCGTCACCCTCGACCCGCTCCAGGTACTGGTGGCAATAATTGCGGATGGCCGCCGTCGCCTCCACCAGCGCCCGCTCCGCCGCGGCGATCTGGGCCGCCGTGGAGATTTCCACCTGCAAGAACGCCTCGATGTCCGGGATCGTGGCAAAGTTAGCCATCGCTGCCCCCCGGCTCGCTTGTCCCCAACTGGCTGCCCATCGGCTGGATTACCCAGCCAAATCGCTCCTGCCGGACCGCCGCCTTCTGGTCCCACAGTCGCTGGACGTTTTGATGCTTCTCAGCGTCGCCCGCCTCGTGTAGCGATTCAAACAGCATGCCCTCCGGGTCCTCCCGGTAGTCGATCACGATTAGCTCGACCGGCTCGCCCTGTTCGTCGAACCGAACGCCCAGGGCCAGGCCCAATGGGTGGAAGAAACGCCGATTGGCCTCCAGAACGAAGCCAGCATCCCTCAGTTCGTCCAGCGGCATTATCTCTACGTCAGCCATCGGTCTCCTCCTGTGGCTCCTGCTCCCGGAGCGCCTCCCGCGTCACCCACAGCCAGACCGGCGGTTGGGTGCGGCCGCCCAGGACCGACAGCCAGACCCGGCCGAAAAACAGGGCCGACAGCCGTTCCCGCCAGCTCATCTGCCAACAGGAGATGCACTGCTCGCCGTCCATGTAGACCGGCAAGGGCTCGATCTCCTCCTCCTGCCCGGCCGGCGCGCTCAGGGTCATGTTCGCGAACGCGTGTTTAATCGGCAGCATCGGCCTGCCTCCACTGCTCGATGGCCTGCATGGTCTGCGGACTCAGGTAGTCCAGGGGTCCGGCCTGGCGCAGTTGCTCAAACGTGGTGATACCCCGGGCCTGCAGCGCCCGGGCCGTGGCCCGGCCCACGCCGGCGACGGTGGTCAAATCGTCCATCGTGACCGGTTCCCCTGCTGGCTTCCCGGCCGGCTGCCCCGCCCCGGACTTATCACCCCCGGCCGGCCGCTGCTTGTCCTCCTCCTGCGGCGGTCGGCCCTTGGGCTTGATGTGGCCGGCCGCGACGGCGTCCTGCTCGTGCATCTTGACGAAGCGGCCCGGTGAGATCTCCACCCGCACCAGCGGCCCTCGTTTGGCCCGCGTCTGCGGCGTGTCGACCGTAAATGATTTACTGCTGAGTGTTGCCATGGTGTCCTCTTGCCTTTCTCTGGCGCTCGAAGTGCGCCAGTACACGTTGCTCATCGCCGGCGTGGCATTTCACCAGCCGCCCCGGTTCCAGTTCGAGCCGCACCAACCCCCGGCCGGCATTGGGTGATCGCCCGGGCCCGGCCGCTGGCCGGGCCATAGCCTGCAGGGACTGCTGCTGCACCTCGGCCAGCCAGGAGACCGGCAGCACACACAGCCGCGGCTTGACCCGGTGCAGGGACCGCAGAAAAGCCAGCCGTTTGTCGCCCCCGCCGGCACACTCCTGCCGCCACAGCTCGACCAGGGCGCTGCCGGCCTCGTTTTTGCGCGCAAACAGCAGCTCGACCGAGTGCAGCAGCACCCGCAGATCGCCGATAACCGCCTCTGTCAGCGACCGTTCTTCGGTCGTGCCCACGTCAGCTGCTGTAACGCCGTAACGCCACAATGGTAGGGCAGCGTCCCAGCGCTCCAGAAAATGCCAGGCTGAGGGCAGTAGATCCCAGGGCACGCGCGTCCCGGCCTCGGCGATAAGCGTTTTATCGTAGACCAACTCGGGCTCATCTGACACCGTTAGCGGTAGCCGGGCTGCTGCTGCCTTGGCCACCAGCGTCACGTCATCGCCGTCGTGCAGCACGACCCCTTTGTTCACGCTTTGCCTCCTGCGTTCCGATGCGGAAAGGGTTTGTCGCTGACCGGCAGGTTCAGGAACGGGCACAACTGTTCGTACCCCTCGCCCCCGGCGATGTTGAGCACCAGTAATTTGTCGTCCCGGCCGTCGAAGTAGTCGAGAACGCGCCGGTTGTACTCGTGGTACACTCGCCTGAAGACCACCTCGTTGTACTCGAGCACCCCATACACGACGCGCCGGTTCCACTCCCAGCCGGGTGTGCGTGGCTTGCGGCCGGCCCAATGCCGGCGACAGGAGTCCAGCCAGCGTTCTTCCTCGCGGACTGTCAGCACGAACTTCGCCCCCGGGTACAACCGGTCCAGGATCTCCAGGTATTGGCACAGGGACGAATCGGTCAGCGCGTCGTATGCCTCGGCCACCCGCAGAATGTCGAGGGCAGCCGGGAAGTGCTTTGCCTTGAACCCGAGCCCGGCCAGGGCCGTTGTCAGTGAGACCGTGCCTGTTTTGGATAGCCCTACCCCGAACACCTTCGTGGGCCTGGGCTTGTCCAGCAGCACCAGGCCGCGCCGCCCCTTTTCCGGAGGCGCGGCCTGGGTCACCTGGGTGTAATACTCCCAGCCCGGCCGCCATTTGGGCCGTGAGGAGTCGTGCAGCACCACGACCCCGCCCGGGGCCAGCAAATTACGGGCCTGGCTCAGGCATTTGACCCGGTGCAGCGCGTCCACGATGATCGAATCGAAGAAGCCAACAGCCGCCGGCGTGATGGTGTAATAATCCGGAGCGGCCAGGTACAGTAGTTTGACATTCGGACCGGCCGAAGCCTTCAGTCCTTCGAGCCAGGCCGGGTCATGCTCGATGGTTACCCAGTCGATATCCGGATAGGCTGCCGGCCAGTACAGGGTGCTGCCGCCGCCCCCCCACTCCAGCACTCGCCGCGGCCGCCGCGTATCGAGCAGGGTGTGCAGCGCGACGACTTCACTTTCATTCATTCGTGGTTCCGGCTTAATTTCCATTGTCAACCTCGATATCGTTCAGGCGGCGCCAGTGTAATAGGATCGACCGGTTGGACCCGTTCCAGCTCGGCCGTCAGGCGTTTGCCGTTGCGAACCGACACCTCGCCGATGTGCTGGCAGTAACTGTGGGTCAAATAGCCCACTTCCCAGCCCTGGCGGTGTGCCAGCCGGCACATCTCCTTTACCGGCGACCGGGTTCCATCAGGTACCCGGCATGTCTCCAGGACCTGCCGGCGGGCAAAGACAAACGACCCCGGCACATTTCGGCAGAAGGTGACCCGGCCTGACGGCTGGGTCTGGCCCCGCTTGCCACCAATATTGCACTGCGGGCTATTGAGCGCCACCAGGCCCAGCTGGGGGTACTCCTGCATGGCCTCCAGGCCGCACGCCAGCCAGTCCGGCTCCAGCAGCGGGCATAAAATATCGTCGTCGGTGAAGACCACCGGATCTGAGGTCGTGATCGACGGGATCAGGCGCAGTTGATGCGGGATACCCCGCCGCTTTTTGTGTAGCGTCGCATCGTCAATCTGGCCGCTGCGCAGCAGCCGGGCCACGTACTTGGCATTGCCCGAGGCGTCGTCAATCACGCGCAGCCGGTACGGCGACGTCGTGCGCTCCCGAATGTAAGCCAGGGTTTGCTTCAGCAGCGGCAGCCGCCCGCAGGTCGTTACCACGATATCGACCGTCATTTGATCACCTGCAGCGTGGCGATCATGGATGACTTGGCCCGGTTGAGCCGTGGGCCGCTGAGGGCTCGCCATTTGCGCTGGGTGTAAAAGCTGAGTTCCCTGCCCAGCTTGGATTTCGGGAAGAACACGTCGAACGAGCGCAGGCTGAAAGCCCAACGGTGAGTCGGGTCGGCGTGGGCATTGTCATGCTGCCAATGTGGTACCTTCACCTGCAGCCGGCCGCCCGGGCGTAAAATCCGCCAGCACTCATCCAGCGTCCGGACCAGGTCGATGTTGAGATGCTCGAACACCGAACTGGCCAGCAGGTAATCGAAGCTCTCGTCGGCCCAGGGCCAGGGCAGGCCGTTGAGATCGTGAGCCACGTCCACGTGCTTGGCGTGGCGGATCCGGTCATGGTTGATGAAGCCGGCCATGGCCTTATGGCCGCACCCCAAATTTAGTTTAGCCACCTTGTGCCCCCTCCCATTGCTCGACCATGCCCCAGGCCACCTCGCTGTCGATCCGGCCCGGAATCATCCCCTTCCAGCGCCGCGCCCGGCCCGGGTAATGCCGCAGCCCCGCCGTCTCGATACCTCTGGAGTATTTCTCAAAGGTGTTCCACTCGTTACCCAGTAGGTACAACTTCAGCGGATCGGCGTACATGGCCCGGATCAGCGCGCCCTGGTCCCGCTGAGCGTGCTTTTCCCATTCCATTTGCCACCGCTCGAAAAATACCGCAATCCGCTCATTGCGCCCAAACGCCCATGCCCCGCCGTTCAGTTGCAGCGTATGCAGCGTGTGGATCTCCTCGAACGTTTCGGCCACCTCGGCCGCGTTGTTGGCGCGCCGGAAGGCATGCATGGTATCCATCAGGTGCGGGTCCTTGGCGACCACGAACTCCCAGCCGTTCTCGATCAGCTGGAAGTAAAAGCGGATGTCGCCGCAGACCTCGGTATCAACGTCCAGGTACAGTACCGCCTCCCACTCGGCCGGCGCCAGTTCATACGCCCTCAGTTTCGCCCGCCGGCCGCCCACGTCGCTGTCGGTCAGCTCGACGAACACATCCTCGATGCCAATCGGCTCGGCCCCGGCCAGGCAGATCGGGATCTCCGGCAGCCACTCCCTGGCTGTGCTCATCATTCGCTCGGCGCACCGGCGCGCCGGTGCGCCAAAGGCGACGCAATAAATGCCACGCTTACTCATCGGCAAAAATGCTCCGAAATGGCTTGAAAGAAACGGCCTAAAACCGCGTTGATATCCTCGCCTTTGCGGTCTGCTATCACCCTTTCCCACGCCCACGGCGCCCGCCTCGCACAAGCGTAGTCATCACGACAACGGCAGACGCCATGGAACCAAACTGTGCCTGTAGAGTCCCCGCAAATGTCACATTTCATCGAACACCTCCTCGAACACCTGCCGGTGCTGCTCGCACCAGGCCAGGATGCTGTAGGGCTCGGTCACGGCTCGCAGCGCCTCCGTGTCCACGTCCGGACGCAGCTCCAGGGCCTCGCCGAAGGCGCGCGCCAGGTCGCTCTCGTCGCCCCGCCGGTAGCGGTGGATGCCCGGTGTGTCCGGCAGCTCATCGAGCAACCCCACCTCACGCGGGACCACAATCGATGCCCCGCAGGCCATTGCCTCCAGCGGCGGCATCGGGATACCCTCCACGTCGGCCGTGACGACCAGGATGTCGAGCGCCTGGTAAAATGCCGGCATCTCGGCCCAGCTGTAGCGCCGGGTCGGAACCGGCCAGCCTCGCCCGCTGGCCCGCCATTCGGCCATCCGGCCCGCTTTCGACCCCACCAGCGCCGTGGCCAAAGCCTCACCCTTGCGCCCGTTGCCGTAGGTGTAGCCGCTCAAGCCGGCTACCATCCCCCCTCTCCCAGAGGGAGAGGGGCCGGGGGAGAGGGCGAACCGGTGCCGCTCCACCGGTGGACTGATCTGCGCCGTAGGCCCGTACCGGACCAGCTCAGCCGCATACATCGCCGCCGTCGCAACCCGCAGCTCCACCCGCTCGGCCACGCTGTGGAACAATTGGGCCTTGGCATTGCCCGGCGGCTCGGTCTCGATGTGCGTAAAGTAGGCCGCTGCCGGCCGGTCCGCCATCGCCTTACGCATCACGGACCACTCGAAATACCCGGACAGATAATAAACATCCGCCCCCGGATCCGGCCGGGCCGTCAAACTCCAGCCCAGGTGATCCCGCAGATACCGCGAAAAACGCGGGATCACCCGGTCATCATTCAGGTTGCGGCACAGGACATTGACCATCATGGTCTGGCCTCCAACTACTGGCCTCTATTGACGGCCAATCTTGTGCTATTAGCAATTAGTAATTGCTAACTGCCGCTGGTCAGGTCGATCTCCACGAACCCGGTCGGCCGGATTACGCCCATAGCCGCCCGCAGCTCGCACAGGATCGCCACCATATTGCGGATAAAGAAGTCGGCGTGCGAGTCGCTGACGCTGATCATGGCCTGCATCCGGTCCCACAGCACCATCTTGCGCCAGTTGGCCAACCAGCCGGTGCCCTGGGTTTGGAAAAATGACTGAGCGACCGGTACGCCCCACAGCGTCCGCATGCCCTGGGCCATCGGTCCGCCCCAGTAGTAGCGACCCTGATCGTCCTTGATCAAATCAAAAGACTCCCAGTCCTGCGGGTTGAACAGGTAGGCGGTCGGCACCTGCCGGCCGTTGATCAGCAGATTGGTGATCGCCTTGCGAGCCGTGGCTACGATATCCGTGACAAAGGCCTGCACCAGCACGCCCGACGTATTGGCCAGCCCGGTGAAGCTCTCGCCCGTGCCATCGCCGTTGAGTAGTTGATCTTCCAACTCCTCGTTGGTGTCGCTGCGCAGCTCATCATCGATCAGGCCGCGCAGTTGGCCCGCGTCGGACAGCGCCCGCTTGGTGGCCGGTATCCAGACCGCAATCGTTTTGACCACTTCCTGGACCCGCTCGAAGCGCATGGTCCCTTCCGGCTTCTGACCGCTGATCTCGCCGGTCGCCCCGCTAAAGGTCGCCACATTGGCTTCCGGCGTCGGCGCGGCCTGGGCCACCTGGGTCGTCTGTCGCACGAACTCGACCGTGTCGGACATCGTCTGCCGGATTGAAATCAGGTCCCGCAGCGTCAGCGGGTAGCGGCCAATCGACTCGTAGATACCGGTTCGCTCGCTTTCCACCAGCGCCCCGGCGCTCACATCGGCCACGCCCGTCAGCAGCTCCTTGCGAAACAGCCCCAGGTCGCCGACGTTGACCGGGGGCGAACTAAGTCCCTTGCTCGAGTCGGGGATGCGCCCGTTCGGCGCCACCTGCTTCAGCCAGCTCTTCCACCCCTCCGACTCGGCGAAACGCTGCCCGATCGAGCCGGCCGCCTGTTTCGTCTGGCCGCCTGGCCCGGGCTGTGGGTTGCCTTTCTGCCCCCGGCCACCCTCCTGGCCGCCGTCAAACAGGTGGTCGACTTCGTTGATCCGCTCGATCAACTTTTCTTCCTTCTGCTCCTTTTCGATGGCCAGCTCGATCTGGCGCACCTCGTCCAGGCTCTTTTCGATTAGATCGCGCTCCTCCTGCTTGAATTCGCGCGCCTCGGCCACGACCTGGTCTCGGATTTTCTTGATCGCAGACCATTTTTCTTCCATTTCCTTCTTTAGTTTTTGGGATTTTTTCATCTCAAATCTCCAATCTATGTTTGATAAGGTCCAGTTCGAGTAGATATATTCGCGTCATTAACTCGTCGCTCGACTTGCCGGTGTCCTCAGACGCGGCCTCGTCTTCGTTTTTCGTCTCGTCTGTCGCCGGCCTTCCGGCGCCGGTCTCGCTCTTGATCGTCACCGTGCGGGTGTCGATCCCTGCCCCCCGCGTAACCGGCCCCACGCCCACCACGTCCATCTTGCGCAGGTAGCGCACCGGCTCACCCTCGTTGACGCCCCGGTCGGCCTCGATGATGTCAAAGGTATAGGACCACTCGGCCTGGTCGTCCAGGGCCTTGACCGTCTTGTAGTGCTCCTGCCCGGCCTCGGTGTCCATAAAAAACTCACCCTCGACCCAGGCCTCGGTGTCGTCGGATTTGATGACGCCCTTGCCGGCGGGCAGTGTCCAGCCGTGGTTCCAGGGTTCGACCAGGACTTTTTGCTCCTCGAACGCGCCGGGCACGGTGATGTCACCGTGGTGGTCCTCGACGTTGAACGTGGCAAAAACGGCCTTGAACTCGCCCTGCTTGCCGTCAGCCTTCAACTCCAGGGGCGCGGTAAAGGTCTTTTGCTTCAGGTTTTTCTTCGTCATTGTTCACTCCTTGAAAACTCCACGCTGCATTTGCAGTTGGCGTTGTTCTCCGCGCCCCCAACCGGGTCGCCCGGCCAGCGCATGCGGTTACTGAACGTCTCGGCCAGACCGACTGTCTCGCCGCTCAGCGCCTTGTGGGCGTCGCGCGGATTGGCGCTGTTGGTCCGCCACGTTTTTTGGTTCAGTCCGCCAACCCGGGCCGCCTCGTTGGACCCAAAATTGGCCGCCGCCAGCACGGCGCTGTCCGCCTGGCGGACAGCCCAGCTCGCCAGCGCCTGGCTGAATACGCCCTTGACCGCCGCCGTGGGGTCCTCCTCGGTCAGGGCCTCACTAACCGCGTCGCGGGTACGTGCGTTGATCTGCTCGGCCTGGACGCGCGAATGTTCCCGCAAATAGGGCAGCATGGGGTCTTCAGAGACCTCGCTCTCCAGCTGCTCGGCCAGGCGCTCGGCCCAGGCCATGGCCGTTAGTTGGTTGAGGCCCAGCAGATCGGTCGCCAGCTCGCTATTCCAGCGCTCGTCGTCCCACCAGACCCCGCCGATATCCGACTTGCCCGGCGCGCTGACCCCGCTGGCCGGCACCCGGCTGACGATGGCCGCCTCCTGCCGGCGATAATGGCGCGCCAGAAACTCGACCCACTTTTGCTGGTGCCGCTCCCGCAGCGCCGGCGCGTGCGAGTCGATCCCCTTCGCGCCGTGCCCGGCAGCGACTTTCCGTTCGGGCGGCGGCTGGCCACGTTGCCCGCTGTCACGCGGCGACGCCTGGCCCCCGACGATCACATTGAGCGGCGTGACCAATTGATCCGCATCACCCCCGAGGCCGGGCCGATTCATTACGCCGCGCGCCTCATCGGCCGTCAGCCACGGCCGGCCCACGGCCGACTGCAGCGCCTTGGCCTGGTCTTCGAAATCGCCTTTTAATTTTTCGGCGATGTTGAACTCGATGTAGACACCCTCGCTGTCCTCGAACTCCTCCAGCAGCTGCAGTTCGATATCCTGCTCGATCATCGACAGCCACGGACCCAGGGTGTCCTGGTACAAATGTTTATGCTGTTCCCGGATGTTGCTAAAGGTGGCGTGATCCAAAATGCCAACCAGCGGTGGCGGAATATGATAGGCCCGGGCGCACTCCTCCCGTGTCAGCTTCCGCCCGCCCAGGTACTCGCTCTCCTGGGGGTTGAATGCGTTGGGCTTCCATTTCATGCCCTCCTCGAGCACGGCCGTTTTACCGCTATTGTCGCCGCCTGAATAGAGCTCCTCGAACTCGGCCACAAACCGCTCGCGGGCCGTCTCGTGCCACTCCGGCGCCTCGGCCGGCCGCTCGATGATACCGGTAATTCGGGCTGAATTCTGCCAGAAGCCCTCCCGATAATCGCCGGCGGCGTGCTCCTCGGCCAGGATACGCCGCAGCGTCTCGGCCGGGGCCAGGCCGCTGACCGGGTTCTCCGGGTTGTACCCCCAAAAATGGATGAGGTCGTCGGGCCCAAACCGCCGCATCCGGGCCCCGATCGTCACCTCGTACTCGCTCGGCACCAGGTTGCCCAGGGGCAAAACATACTCCGGTGGGATGCGCAATAATCCCAACTGCCCCTCGCGCTTGATTTTGAGCCAGTAGGCGTTGAAATAAATACCCAGGTCACTGACCAGGGCATTGATCAGCCGGTAGCGCGTCGTTTTGTACCGGGCCGGCAGGGGCCGCTTGATCAGTTGGGCCAGGGAGTGGTCCGTCAGCCGCTCCCGGTCCGTGCCCGACAGCCGCCGGAACACGTGCAGTCCCAGGTGGGCAATGTTGCGCGCCAGAAACTCGACACAGGTCCGCATGTTGGGCTGTAGCCGGTACAGCGTGGCGTAATCATAGTGGAACCGGTCATACAACCGGATGCTGGTCCGGATCGGTCCCGGCGACCACCAGGGCTGCACCATCTCCAGGCCATCGAGCGTTTGCACAAAAGCCATATATCACGTCACCTGGATGAAATCCACGTGCTCCAGCAGCACCACTACCTCGCCGCGCAGCACCGCCGTCTTTTTGTCGGCCTGGCTCAACATTTCCACATTCCGCACAACCATAAAGGGCCGCTTGACCCGCCAGACCACGCCCCGAAACGACGTACCGCTCTTTAAATTCACGATCACCGCTTTCAGCTCAGGGTACGGCCGAAACCGATCCAGAAATGTCATACCGTCACCAGCCCTCGCTCCTCATAAACGCTGCGTTTGACCAATCCCACTCCGGCCGCAATCGCGTCGCAGCGGGCCTCCCAGGACAGGATCGAAGCCATCGCCGCGTCGATCTTGTGCGGCGAGTCGGGCCGCTCCTTATAAATAGTCCACAAGGGCTGTCCCTCCTCGTCCCGGATGTTTAAATATTTTCGCACCGCGTTGCCCACGTGCCGGCGGTGGTCGGCGCTCCCGTCATGCAGCAGGTCACCGGCCGCAATGGCCGTGTCAAACTGCTTGATGGCGTAGGCCGTCGGTTTGGGGCGGTTGGTCCACCACTCGACCACCCGCTGGTCGCCGTACTGCCCGGCCCAGGCCGCGACCGTCGTCTCCCAATACGGCGGATCACAGTAAGCCCGCCAGACCTGGTAGGTCTCGACCGCAGCGGCCATAGCCGCGTTGACCTCATCGACCGGCGCCTCCCAAAACTCCAGGCTCAGGTGCTCCGGCTTCTCCCATAGACCCAGCAGCCATTGAAAACCGGTGATAATCTCGGTGCCGACCAGGGCCGTCGCATCGTGCCACCGCGCTCCATCAAAGCCAACGGTGATCAGCGCGCCGCGCATAACCTGGTAATCCGGGTCGGCCAGTTCCCGCCAGCGCTCCACCTCAAAGGCCCGCTCGCTGCCGCGCACCAGCCGGTTGAGCCAGACCCGCTGCAGGTACGATTTATCGCTGCTGGGGTCGGCCCACTGGTCGCAGATCCCGTCGATATCGGACCAGGCCCGGGCCGGCCCGCTGGCCTCGACCACCGCCGCCCGGATACCCTCGACCGTCTCCAGGTCGTGCTCATCACCGGCCTGGCGGTGGAAGAAAAACAAGCGGCTGTCCTGGATGGCGCCGCCGGCCACCTGCCGGGCGTAATCCATCGTGTCCTCGGCCACCGAGTTCTCACCCGGCGCCGGCGCGGTCGTAATCTCCAAACTCCAGGCGTCGGCTAGCCTCCGCTTGGGGACGTTGGCCAACATCGTCTTGTGCGCCGCTTTGAGACGCGGCAGCGTAAACCGGTGCGTCTCATCGAATACCTGAAACGTCGTTCTGGCTCCGTCCCTCGCGTCCGGTGAGGTGGCCAGACTGGCCGCCTTACCGTCGCCCCCGATCCGCATGACCCGCTCCAGGCCGATATCGAAATCGGCGGCTAGCGGGCTGTGCTCCAGGATCATCTTGAGCGCGCTGTAGGCCAGCTCGTCAGACTGCTCCTCGGTGTAGGCGACCATCGGTATATACGGGTCGGTCACCCCGCCACCGATAGGCTGCCCGTCATCGTTCCAGCCGGTGCACCGTACCGGTCCGTTCGGATGCAGTTCCGCTGCCGCGATCCAGGCGGCTAGCTCGGTTTTAGCCACCCCCTTTCGGAGAGAAATCCCGACTCGCTTGAACCGCCGCCGGCCGGCGCGCGGGTGTGACTGCGGATACACCTCATACATTCTGTAGATGAGACCCCTCTTTTCATCGTCGAGCCGGGCCGGCTGCCCACGCAGATCGCCCGGTCCGAAGACCAGGTTGTCCTCGATGAAGTCACACACCTGCGGGCCCAGCGTCGGCCAGGGTTTTTTCTCCAGGGCCGGAACGGTCAAGATCACAAAGCCACCCCTCACGAGTCCAGCATTGTGCGCGGGTCGGCGATCACCCGGGCCCGCTTGCTCCGTTTTCGGTCGCGCTGCCCCCGGTCATCCTCCAGGCGCTCGATGGCGTCTTCAACCCGGACCACACTCCACTCTAGCCGGCGCCGGCTCAGCGGCGTCAAGCCAAATTCGCGCTCCAGCAGCCGGATCTCCCTGGCGGTAGCCAGATCCCCGTCCTTCCAGAACTGATCGACCAGGGCCACGAGCCGGCACAGGGCCGGCTCATCACCCCGCAGGAACTCGACCTGCATCGGCGACGACCAGACGTCGCGCCACCACTGCACCGCCATGGCACTCCAGCCACCATCGCCCAGGTGGGGTGGCAGCTCGGGCGGCTCGGTTCGCGGCTGCTCCTCGGCCGGCAGCACCGCCCGCGTCGTCGAAATGTTGCGCCGCTGGCGCAGCTGCGGGTGTTTTGGCGCCGGTCCTGGCATCCCCCCCCAGTACCCCCTATCTCGTACAGAAAAAAAGCTTATTGCCGCACACGGTCTGGCGCGCCACCCCTCTAGCGATTGTGACGCCCCTTCCCGTTGCGTTGATTTCCAAATCCACCGCCATGCGTTGCTGTGTGTCGAGAGTGACAGCGTTTGCATAGACTGCGCAGGTTGCTCGCCTCGTTCGTCCCACCGTCCCGCAGCGGTGTGACGTGGTCGACCTCGCTGGCCTCCTGGCCACACAGGGCACATAGCGGGTACGCTTTAAGGCGCCTCGCCCGAATCCTGCGCCAGGCTGCGCCGTAACCACGTCGGGCCGCCGAGGGCCGGCTGTCCGCGCGGCGGACAGGTCGGTGTACCTGGCAACCCAGGTTCGGGCAGCCTGGCTCCGGGCAGATCTTAGACCGGGTGGGGCGTCTCACCGCCTCACCTCCTGGGGCTATAGACAATGGAGGCCAACTCCCTTCGCTCCCCAGGGGGGCCTTCCGGCATCAGTGGCCGTTCCCCTTCTGCCACAGATCCTCATGGATCATGGTCCACAGCCGGCTGCTCGCGATCCACCCGCCCTGGACGACCCGCGCCAACGCATGCCTGATCCGTCGTGTCCGCTCACGCGGCAGGATAATCAAAACGAACATAATCACGTTGAGCAGCGTGTTGGCTATGGCAAATGAGATCAACAAGCGCTTCATCTGTTGCCTTTCGTTTGTTGCTCGCGGACCAGGCCGTAGTAGTTCGCGGCGATTTTCTCCAGGGCCTCTTCAAACGCCTCGACCTGGGCCTTGCTGTACGCCTGGAACATCTCCTGGCTCGATGCCTGCATGAGTTTGAGCAGCTCGACCTGAGACAGACGCTGTTCCTGGAGCATGCCCTCCAACGCCCTCTGCCCATCCGCTCGCTCTCGCTGTAGTATGTCTCGCCATTTGTCCTGCTCTGCCAGATGGTACCTGGCCAGGACGACGAACGTGCCGATGAACAGGATGACGACGGGGTACTGCGCCCACGCCGCATCCGGGATAATATCCAGTTGGATCAGGCCCAGCCAGAGCATAGGCAGGGCGGCTGCCAGGCGGACGGGCCAACCTAGCACTTACTTAGGCTCGTCGGGCGCCGGCTCAGGCGCCGGGGGCTCCGGCAACGGCTCCGAGGTCAGATACGCAACAATCGCCACAATAATCGTGGTCACGGCCGCGGCCACCTCGGCCGGCAGATCGACGCCGCCATAAAATGAGACCAACCACAGAACGATGGTGGCCACCGCGCCGCCCAGGGCGCCGGCAATCACTTTGGCATTAGGGAACATGGAACTCTCCTTCACTTTAACGGCCTAACATACAACGACACGGCCGGCGTCCGCTCGGCCTGCGCTAAAATCCGATCTCGTTGGGCCTGGCTAATTTCACCGGCCTCGACAAACGCCTCAAACAGTTTGTTTGAGACTGACTTTGTCATGGCCGCAAATGCGGATTTGCGGCCATGTTGATCTAAAGGTACCCACCATCCACCCCCGGCCTTTTTGTGCGACGTCAGTCCGTCAAGCCCGCCGGGCTACCTTGTTTTTCCACGCGCTCCGCAGAGAAGGCCTGGGCCGCAAAACAGCATCGATTTTGATGAGACCCCACATAAGGGCCAATACCACCGCATGAGTCGTGTCTTTGGCCTCGAGCTTGCAGCGGATGTTGGCCAGATGCGCCTTGACCGTGCTCGCGCTGATGGCCAGCCGCAGTCCGATAGCGCCGATCGTCTCGCCGGTCGCCTTCAGCTCCAAAACCTGGATCTCCCGGGGCGTTAAATAAAAACCGGGGCGCTCCGAATGTTCGGAGCGCCCCGGACCGTTTACTGCGTCTCTTAAGGGCATTATTCGTATGTCGCTTACCTGGTCAGACCGGCTTCAGCTCCCGGCCCAACCCCATCTCGTAGTCAGCGATCCGCCCACCCTCGATCAGGACAAACAGCTGGACCTGGTGGGGGGCGGTGAATTGGCACAAGAGGTTTAGTCTGGCGTCGATATCCTCGACGGCAGGCCGGAACGCCTGCGTCCGGCCCACTATGGGCATCTCACCCCAGGGCAGCCGCAGCCCGATGAATACCCGGCCCCCGCGGGCCAGAATCTCCAGCCGGGCCTGGCCCGGGTTGGACGAGGTGAAATGTGTGGCCAGGGCCAGGTAGGTAGAGAGCGCCGCTTCCTGCTTGGGGGTGAGCCGCAGCAGGCCCTGGGCCGGCCGGTACTGCTGGGAAAGTGCCATAAGCCAGCTTACCATAAAACCGCAAGGGTCTCAATCGTCCGTTTGGACAATTAATGGACAATCAATTATACCAGCAAAAGGTTTGAATATGGTTTGAGAGGAGGAGCCTGCCGGCGAGGGGGCCGCCGGCAGGCCGAGAAGGGAAAATAGAAACCATGGGCTCCGGGCTACCATAGAAGAGGCCGAAGTTCAACCCTCGGCCTCTTTAATCTCGGGTTCTTCGTTAAAACACTGCCTGACCCTGCCGTCGACGTACTGCTCTACTCGCCGCCAGTAGGGTTTCATGAACTCGTTGGCCGCCTGCTCCTCCTGGCGAATGAGCTCCAGGATCATCGATGAATCGTATGCGCTCAGATCGAGCCGGACCATGCGTGCTCCCATGGTGACACCTCCCGTTCTAAAACAACGTCAGCTGCGTCGCTTTTTGGGGCTGCCCGGGCCGCTGGCCAGCGCCGCGCAGGGCCCCAAACCCGGCCGGCGGCGGCGGGATCTCGCTCCGCCAGGCCCGCCGCGGCGGGTCGCACCGCTCGCAGTGGACCACCAGGTACTGGTCCCGCCAGGCCAGCCTCTGGCCGCAGCGGCCGCAGTCGCCGGTCAGCCAGGCCGCGAACCGGGGCTGGCCGTCATACCCCTGCGGCGGCGGCGGCGCCTCGGCCGGCCGGGGCGGCGGCCAGCCCTCGTGCTTCACGATTCGCATAACCAGTTAGACTACCTCCCGGCCCTGGGACCCCTGCCCCTTCCCGCTCCTCGCGCCGGGCCAGGCCCGGCCGGGCTGAGCCGGGGCCGGACCGGAAAGGGGCAGGGAGGGGAACGACTGTTCTGGGGGGAGTGTAGTCTAACTGGTTACACGAATCAAGTCGGCTTGGGGCTTTTGTGGGGGGCAGCCTGGCTGAAATCCGGCCCCAACGGTTGGGGCTGCGAACCGCCGCCCCAGGGGCGATATCTAGCCCCAACGGGACCGAGGGGGTTTACAAAGTTTACACTTTTGGGGCCTGGAGCCGGGTCTCGATGCCGGCGCGCCGGCCCCAACTGTCAGCTAGTTTTGGGGTTCGTCTTGCGCCGGCGCCACAGCTCGCGCCACTTCCGGCGCTGCGCCTCCTTCTCCGCTTCCGATTTCCCTTGCCACCACGCCCGGCGCTGGTTGCGCCGCCAGGCCCGGTGGGCGCGCTGCTCGTCCGGGGTCAACCGGTTGACTCGCAGGCCACGTCCGAGTTTCTCGATGGCGCTGTGCAGGATCGGGTCGTCGGTATGGACGCGGGGCCGAGATAACTTCTCGCGGGCCTCATCGTCCAGGGCCGGGTTGCGCCAGGTTCCGGCCTCGACCTCGGCCTTGCGGGCCAGGCTCACGCCGGCGCTGATGTTGGCCGGGTCGGGCTTGTTGATGGTGGCCGGGTTGACCCACTGGCCGTGAGCGACGCGCAGCCGGGCCTGGCGGCCTCGCTCCTCGGCCCCGGCCCGGCTGTTGGCCGTATTCCGGCAGTCGCGGGAGCAATGGAGGCGGGGAGACCCCTTGCTGGTGTAGTCGCCCAGGTGCGGCGGGATCTCCCCGCCGCACTGATCGCAGATGCCGAGGGCGGCGGTTTTGGTGGTCACGCCTCACCCCCCAAATCGCCGTCGAACAGCCTGCCTAGTAACTGTTTGCCGACGTTGTCCTGCCAGAGCTCCCGCTCAAACGCGTGTTTCAGGTCTCTAATGGCCGAGTCGAGGTTGTCCGGCGTGATCGCGTTGTAGCCCAATTTCAGCAACATGTCATTGGCCGTGTCGCCATCCGAATCATACTGCATCGGACCGACGACAAACAGAGCAGCTGACTGGGCCATGCTTAGCTGGCTTGCGTCTACGGTTGGCCACCAGATCAGGGCATGATCCTGGCCGCAGGCCAGGGCCTGCCCGGTGTCCGTCTCTTTCCAATAAGGTTTGCAGCGGCAGTGCTGCCGGTGACTTTCCCTGGCCTGGTCTGGCGTTGGTTTACTCATCGCGTGTTCCCTCCTGGCCCTCGGGCCTAATTTGCCTAATCTCAGTATACCAAATGGCTGGAAAATTAACGTGAATCCAACCTTAAAATCGGTCCGATCAATACACCCAGCCCGGCGAGTCCGGCCCGGCCCGGCCCTTGCAATAGACCTCGGCCTCGAGCTCGACCCGGACCACGTAGTTAAGCGGGGAGAGGGTCTCGATGCTGGCTCTCATGCCGGCGTCTCCTGATCCAGTAGCTCCTCGACGACCTCGCTGACAACGCGACCGTCGGGGAGCTTGCAGCCCATGGTCAGCGGGTCGCCCACCTGGGGTGGCCGGGACTCGTCCCAGCTGAGTAGCAGCGCCCGCAGTACCGCCACGTCCTCCGGAAACAACGAGAACTGGTAGCCGCCGCCCAGGTCGATCACGGTGATGGTCATCAGGTCCTCCAACCGGACCTCGATTTCCCGGCGCAGCGTGATATCGAGGCGGTCCTGGTCTGGGGTGCCTGCGATGGTGTTGGCCGCTGCCGTGGTCAGCAGATATTGAACAAACGAGGGGGTCCACCCGCTTGCCAGTTCCTCGGGGTTGTCCGGCCTGCTGTTGACCAGATCGTTGGTTAGTTCGATCAGTAGTTCTCGCGTGAATTCGTCGATAAAACTAGGCATTGACTTCCTCCTGTTGTTGTTGTACAAGCTGCTCCACCGAATCGAGCCAGGTCTCTATCGACTCCAACCGGTCCGCCGGTATCTGGTCGATCAGCCGGACCAGCCGCTCCAGCAGCTGCTCGCGTTTGCCGGCCTCCTCCCGGGCCGGCGCCGCCTGCTCCGGCAGTATCGTTTGCTGCAAACCGGTCTGCGCTTTGATATCGGCCCGCAGCGCCCGCAGGTTGGACCAGGTGGCGTGGCAGGCCGGGCAGATCAGCCCCCCGCCGCGGTGATGTTTTTCCACGCCTGGCTGCCGGCAGCGGGGGCACTCCAGCGGCTTCGGGCCGGTCAGGAGATGCAACTCGACCAGGCACGTGGCGCAGATCATCTTGTCGAACGAGTCAACCGAGTACCGCGCCCCGGGCGGGAATGTGTCGCCGCAGCGACCGCAGCCCCAGTTACCGCGCATGTTGTGCTCGACGGCCTCAAACCGCCGCACCGCCCGCCGGATCTGCTCCCCGGTCGGGAAACTGGCCAGAACCCTGGCCCGGGCCACGGCCTCGGCGATGGTCAGCAGCCCGGGGGTTGGCCTGGCCAACTCCTCTTTTTTGGCCCGGGCCTCGTTGCCGAGGTCAAGGCGGAACTGCCGGTATTCGTCCTGGTACGTCACCAAATCGGGCCAGGCGGCGCCACATGCCGTACACTCGACACCGTCGTCGCCGGGCCTCAAGTAGACCCTGTCGCTTATGCACTTATGGCATGGGTGGGCCGTATGGTCGCTTGTTACGCCTATCTCCGTGTCGCCCTTCGGCAGCACCCAACCTCCCGGCTCTCCGGTTTCTTCTTCTTCTTCTTCTTCTTCTTCTTCTTCTTCCGAAGGCGGCGTCCTGAGCCAGTCGGTTGGCGCCGCCTCCTCGCCGCAGTGTACGCACGGCAGTAGCGGTTCGCTCAGATCGTACAGATCTATGACCGAGAACTTATTGAGCCCACCACAGGTCGAGCAGTACCTGATCCCATAGTCGCCCGGTTCGACGTCGGCCAGCAGTGCCTGCAACTGCTCTTTCTGCATCTGCCGCAGAATATCTAGCGCATTAATGATCGCCTGGACGACGTCCCGCTTGCGGCGCGGCCCCGGCAGGATGTCGCCGGTCACCAGCTCGTCCAGCAGGTAGTCACGCTGGCCGGCCCCGATCTCGACCAGGACGCTGATCTGCGCCCCCGGGCCCGGGTTATGCCGCCCCACCCAGTCCAGCAGCGGGCGCTGCAGGTCGAGCACGGAGACCCAGGCCGGCTGCTGGCTGCCAATCTGGGCGGTGTTGATTTGGCGGCCATCGGCCCCGATTCGGGTATCTGACTTCGGAATTTCCGAAGTCGCCTCGAGTTCGGCCCGGATCCGGGCCACCGTTTTGTCACTGACTCCACAGTGGTGAGCAATCGCGCTGTTGCTCACCCCGGCCCCCATTTCGTGCCGCAGCGCCATCTCGATGACCCGCTGCTTATCCGCCGTGCTCCGCTTCAGGCCATGCTTCTGGTTGGCGGCCAGGGCCAACCAGGTGGCCTCCTGGCGCGTTCCTGGCTCCTTTTCGACCGCCAGGATCATGCCGGCGCGCCTGGCGGCCTCGCCGCGATGGTGGCCGTCCCAAACATAGATCCTGCCGCCGCTGTCCTGGATGGCGCTGACGGGGTCGAATTCGACGCCGCCCCGCATCATGGCTGCGTATTCCTCGACGGTGACTTCGTCCACGTTGGCCCGGGACTGAATGAACTCCAGCTCGGCCGGGTCATGGTAGCTGATATTTGTCATGATCACAACCCCAACTTATCGTTCATGTACAATTCGGTTAGCCACACTCGCGGGACGTATTCCCGGCCCGTAATGATCGGATCGCTCCAGCAGGGCTCGCCCGGGTACTGCTCCAGGCACGTGCGGTTGAGGTCGTCCCGCCGCCGCCACCGCTGCCACATGTGGCAGCGGACTTCCTCGACGCGGACGCCCTCGAAAAACACGTCCGGGGTGCGGCGACCCTCGAGCCGGGCCTGGATCACGAACCAGTCCGGGGCCAGCTCCAGAAAATCTTCAGCTCCCTGCCAGAATGTTTCATCATTATTACCCCAGTAGCTATCCTTGCAGCAGCCGCCATCGCCCTCCTGGCGCGGACAGTCGCTGCACCAGGAGGGCGCAAAGGCGTAATCATCCCAGTAGTGGTATCTGATGCGGTACAGTTTCATATTACGTGCTCCTTTCAACTCCTAATACCCAGCCTGCCGCCCACCGCAGCAGGCCGCGCCGTTGGGGCTGCGGCCGCGCCGGACCAGGTGACCGGTTGGCCCCAATGGTGAGTTCACTCTCCAGCACCCGGCGCACATAGTCCCGATTCGCCCTGGGCGCGATTTTGACCATTTGATCATTTGAGAGTATGATGTATGTCACGGAACGCGACCTCCCAATTTGGTCGTACATACGGCTCCTGGCGGTCCCTCGGTGGTCGAGATTTGCCGTCAGGAGTTTTTTTATTCCTCGCTTAGGCCTTGCCCGACCGCACGTCTCGGGCGAACTGATCCAGCTCCTGGCTGATCCCCTCCATCATCTGCAGGTCGGCCTCGGTGACGTCCTCCTGGTCGGAGGCGCCGTTGACCATCACGGCAAAGAGACGCTGCGCGCCGGCGTAGAAGGCTCGCCGCATCTCCCGCCGCTGCAGCCGACTGGCCCCGATCGGGATCAGGACTGAGTTCTCGAAGCTGCGCCATTCGTTGTAGATTCGTTTCATTGCCGATCTCCTTTCGTAATGCCCCTGGGTGGGTCGATGAGTTCAGTTTACCACAAGGCAAAACCTCAAGTCAATACCTCAACCTTAAAATTTTACCTGTGGGTATTGACTTGAGGTTATTTTGAGTGTAAGATGAGTTCGTCCCTACGGGGAAATTTTCGGCAAGGAGGTTTCGTTGGAAATGAGCGACTTGGTGAAGATGATCCAATCTCGACAAGGAGACATGTCAATCGAAGAGTATGCGAATAAGATGGGCTTTCGCGGCGCTACGCTGTTTCGTTACTACAACAACGAGCGGGCTGTCGGCCTGAACGTCGTTCGGAAGATGGCGGAGTATTACAGGCGACAGAACGATATCGAAATGCTGCGCGCCCTCGGTTCCTACGCTCTAGGGTTCGAGGTTCCGGTCCCTTCACCAAACTAAAACAAAATTACCTACCCACCCCGGAGGGTAGATAGGCAATTTTGTAGCCGTTTTCACGACTTCTCGCAACCACGAGCAATGCTCGCAGCACCAGCCCCTCCCACCGCCGACCAAGCAGCCGGGAAGGGCAAACCAACCGCCGAAGCGGATTGATCACTTATTGAACCCCAGGTCATTCCCCAGGGCGGTCTACAACCAAATCACGAACGCAGCTTGACGTAGCCCCCGGCCAGGAGCACCAGCACCAGGCCGGCGCCCAGGACCAGGACCACTGTGTCCGATCCGCCGGGCAGGACAACGCCGCTGGCCGGCATGTTCTCCGGCTGCGGGGCCGGCTGCGGTGGCCGGGTCGGCTCCGGAGCAGGTGCGGCCTGCTGCTGCACCGGCGTCGCCGTTGGGGCCGGGGCAGGTTGTCGAACCTCGACCGGGCCGGCGACGCCGCCGTGCGAGCTGCACGTGCCCTGGCCGGTGGAGGCGCTACACGAGCCGTCAACACACCGGGTCCGGGCATCGGGATGGCTGCAATCGACGATTTGCTGCGGCGGCAGGGCCGCCGCCAGCAGCAGAACCAGGCAAACAATCGACAAACGGTTCATTTAACAACTCCTTCGGGCGGTTCACCCCCGTAATTGGGGGGGACCCACTAAGCCAGCGCTCAAGCCGGAGGATCACACAGGAAGGCTCCGCATTATGTCAAAACGGTACGCCCTTTCAGTCCAGGACGAAAACGGCCAGTACGTACCGGTGGGGGTGTTCTTCGGCGCCGAGGGCGCCGTGGCCGCCGACTACCTGAGCTTTATCCAGTACGTCCTGGGCGTCCTGCTCGAGGACGTAGATGATCTCGAGCGGGAGGCCAACGCCTCGGGCCGGACGATCAAACATGGTCAATTTGGCGCCTTTGGCTCCCAGCCGTTAGATCGCGAATGAGCAGCCTGACGTTGATTCGCCAGCTTCCCCTGGCCACGTCGAGCTGTTGCTTGACCAGCCAGTCCGGGACCTCTGTGTCCCACCGGGCACGGTCCAGGTTGGAAAAGTGGTCGCGCCAGGTCTGGTGAAAAATGGCCAGACCATCCTGCTCCGAAGCAACTACCCTTGCCTCCAGCAGGCACCTGGCGACCAACTCGCTTTTTTTCAT